GCTGCGTTAGGACCAGATACATGAACTCCATATACTCTAGTTCTTCCAGATTGAACAGTTTTAGTTTCAGTAGTTACGTTAGTTGCAACTCCATCAATTGATGATCCAAATGTTGACATAATTTTTATCTCCTAAAATTTATATGTGGGGCCGAAGCCCCACACTAATTATTTATTAACTATCACTAAATGGTGTAACAATAGTTCCTGATCCTAAGATCAAAGTATTGTGTACCAAGTATTGAGCAGTTTCTAACGCTGTAACTTGAATTACAGATCCAACGATCCCACCTGTAGTTGTTCCATTCATAGAAAGAACATCATTATCTGTAGAAGGGAAGAAAGCTTTTTTAGCTCCATCATCCACTGCGATCATAGCTGCACCTGTAAATTTATCTACACCGTCAGTTACGATTTGAACATCAGTTGCAGTTGTGTCTACGTAAAAATAGAAACTTGCACCAATGTTATTTAGATTGTTGTAGTCTGTCTCACCTGCACTTGCTCCATTAGCATTTGCATTGATTGATGGTAAAGTAAAGATACCATCCGCGTCTTGTGTTAATAAGATTCTTCCTGCGTGAGCATTTACAGTTAATGAAGTATTAGCTGTTAAAGCAACAGTTGAACCTGGTCCAGTACCTATAAAGCCATTTTTAGAAATGACCGGTCCTGAAAACGTAGTATTTGCCATAGTATTATTCTCCTAGTTTCCGTCTACATAGTCTCTAGGCCGTCGACTGTACGCGTCTATGTAAACTAATTAAATTATACAGTGGTTTTTTTATATACTAGTTTTGAGTAGAGTGCAAGAGATCCTGCAGTGTGGAGTGGATTTTTCCAACGATGTAGCTTTTTGATTAAGTAGCTACGGAAACTTGCGGAGCAGAGTCTTCAACTTTATTACGCATGTGTTCTCTTTGCGCTTCTGCCATCTTAATATGACTTAAAACATCTCGAACTTTTCGATCTATTTTAACCATATTGAGAGTATATCTACCCTCTTTAAGATGCTCTTGCTCCCACTGTAAGTCCAGACCCCTCTTTTGCTTGTAAAGGTCGTTTAAGTGTTGCATCATTTTTTCCATCGATAACCTCCTCATAGGTTATTCTATTTATCTTGTCACTATAAGAGTTTCCAAGATTTTCCCAAACTATACTTTTTTCTCCCAACTTGTCAAGTATAGCCTGTTCTAGTGAGGCTGGGTTATCATCAGCTACAACATTAAATTTAGCGTAATGATCATACGCCCAGATATTTACTAGAAATTTTACCATTATTCTTTCTTTCATAGAATTGTGGCGAGACTATGTCCCGCCACAAAAAATTACGATTAACTTGCTCCTGAAGATCCGAAGATACCTCTATAGTCAGATACACCAAATCTGTATCTTTCTCTAGCTTTGTATCTTACGTTTCCAGTATCAAAATCACCTTCCATTGCTGTTCTAATAGGTGTTCTTTCAAAATACTTCATTCCGTTAGGAACATCAGTAATGAAGAAGTACGCATTAGGATCAGTTAAGAAATTGTTCACTCTGTAACCTTGAGGAACCATTCCCATAGAAACGATTGCATTGATATCGTTATCAGCAGTGCCAGTTCTACCTTGAGACTTCATAAGTCTTTCAGCTTGGAATTGAAGCTCAGAAGGAACGATCATTTTCATTCCTCTAGCAGCAATTTTAAGACCTCTTTCGTCAGTCATTGCAGCGATGTCGATTAAAGACTGCTCCAATGAAGTTTCGTTAAGGTCAGCCTGTGTAGCCAAAGTGTTTGACACAGTTCCAGCGATCGTTGGGTGAGCTGTACTAAATAATTGTACACCATCTCCAGAAGTGAAACCACCTCCGAAACCATTGATCAGTGGATTTACTGATTTGATTTGTTTAGTATTCGCCATAGATCTAGCTAGCGCTTTTGTATATCTAGACGCAAGTCTGTCATACAAGTTGTCCTCAATCGCTTCTTCAGTGATTGCGAACGCAAGCGCAACAGTTTCCATAGTGTATCTAGCTGTGTAAGTCTCTTGAGCATTGTCAAAAGTTACGCCAGAACCTTCAGGTTTAACTGCAGCATTAGCAAAACCAGATAACATAACTTCTTCTTCAAACGCTCTGTCTGAAGTTTCTGTTGTGTAGATCTCAGCATGCTGATTCTCATAACGTTTATATTCCAGTCCGAATAGTGCATTCAGGCCTGGTTCTAGTTCTTTAACTAGTTGTCCTCGTGATATAGCCATGTTTTTTCTCCTATTCTAACTATTATATTCCTGCCGTAGCAGAGTTGTATATGTGTTCGTTAATCATCACTACCCAATTAACATAACCAGATGCAATATCGCTATTGTCTATGTTAGTTGATGGACCTATGATTTTTAACTGACCACTTGCTGTTGATAGCGTACCATCATCTAACATTGAGTTAGACACAAAGTTTGCTGCAACACCTGCTGAAACAACGATATCCGCATTCATGAATACATCAGTCTGCGCTGAAGCAGTTGATATATCAGTTTGGATTTCGAATCTTTCATAAGGGTCATCACTTACGAATGCTACTATGTCAGAAGCGTTAACTTGTGCATAGTGGTTAGCAAACGTAGGTTTACTTGTATTTGGGTCTGTGTAGAAAACGCCATTAAGTGATCCAAGTAATCTGTCACCAGCTGCGGCTTGTTCAATAGTTCCGCCAGCTACTGGTTTTACAGCATCTTGAAAATAGATAGTAGTCGCATAGTTTGCAGCGATACTATATTCACTTAAACCTTGGTTGTCTCTATTTTGACCAACTTTTCCGATCGCTCTTAGACCGAAAGGTTCGTTTTTATTTGCCATAGAGGCCTCCTTATAAATGTACCTGCCCTTGCGAGCCTCCAGTACGGGTTAAATGAACTTTAATGGTTAGGAAATTTTTTAAGATTTCTTTGAGCCACCAAAAGTTACACGAGTCTGTCTATCAATATCGATAGGCATACTTGGGTGCTCTTCCTTCATCAGATCATTATCCATTGCTTTGACTTTTTCATTATGCTGTGAAGCATAATATTCTTGTCTCTGCTTAATAACCTCTTCAGGTATCCTAGCGAGCAGTAGGCCGCCAACTCCGATCACTCCTGAATATTTCCCGTCTTCAATGACTGGAAATTGTGAATCTGGGTATTCATCGGCACGAACTAATTCGTATCCTTCTCTTAACGAGGCAGATACATTTTTCGTATCTTGAAATCCCATTGACTCAGCTCTAATCCATCTATGTCTAAAACCTGATGGAGCAGGTGGTGAATCTAAAGGTGATGGTGGAGTCCAAACTTTTTTATGAGCTGTTTTTTCTCTAGTTTGACTCGCACGTGAGGTCTTCTTATCTATTGTATTTTCCATATGCTTATCCCTCCTTCGTGATATTTAATTGTTTCGCATACTCTTCGAGTGGCACACCTAATTTCTTAGCGATTGTAACCTGTGATGGTGTGAGCCTCACAGTTTTGCGACCAGATTTGGTACTTCGCTTCGCTGAAGCTACTTGTTGTACCGGAGCAGGTCGTGTTTCTTCTCCCGTTGTATTTGTTCTACCAAATTTGTGGGGAAATTCAAGTCTTATTCTTTTGTCTATTTCAGAATAATACTCGTCAGATTGTGGGTCAAAACCTTCCACTTCTGTAAGTTTTTTATGAAGATCAAAAGCTGTGTAAGTCATAGCTGAATCTTGACCAAACCATGGATTTTTTTCACTCCATGCTTCAGCTTTAGGATCAGGTGTTCCTTGCGCTGCTTGCTGTCTTAAATTAACTTCAGGTGCAGGTTTTTTCTCCGCTTTTTGTTTTTCATAAGCTTCTTGAGCTGCTTTTGTTTCAGTCAATTTAGCTTTTTTGTATCCAAACTCGGATATAGCTGCCATAGCTTCTGCTTCAGCTCCTAGATCATTTGCTTCTCTAGCTGCTGCAAGTTTTGCTTTTGCTGCTTCAATACCTGATTCGATACTTTGTTCAGTGACAGAAAGAAAGTTAGGTTCTATCTTTTTAAGTTTATCTTCTGCTTCTTTTTTGTCTTTAATGACACGTTCAGCATAAGTTAAAGCTTCATCTTTTTGACGTTCAGCTTCTCTCCACTTTTTAGTTAGTTTTGCTATTCTCTTTTGTACACTTTCACTATATTGTTCTAATTCTTCTTTATTATCTTTCTTGTCGTCAAGTTTGACTTCTCTTTCATTTTCGTAAGTTTGATCCTCTGGTACTTTTTCATCTACCACAGGTCTTACAGTCGGTTCTTCTTTTATTTCCGGCTGCTCAATCTCTGCTTGATCTTTTTCTTCAGGTACATCGACATCCATTGCTGGACCAGAGGTATCGATATCAACTGTTTTTTTCACTTCTTCAGTGTCTGGCATAGTTTCCTCCTATGTTATTAATATTGATGAAGTATATCTTCGGGGTTATCGATTGTAGCTAACACTTCATCATCATTTAGCAATCTAACTTCACCCCCGTCAATTTGTATACGGCTTCCTGCATATCTTGCAAAGACAACCCAATCACCCTTCTTGCACCAAGGTCCTTCAGGAAATTTTTCTTTGTCATAACAATGAGGTCCCATTGCTAAAACCAAACCACATTGAGATGCAACTTGTTGTTTTTCTAAAGTTTCTTGTCCAAGAATTAATCCACCTTTAGTTTTTTCTTTCATCTTGAAAGGGAGAAGTAACATTCTCCAACCAGTGGGTTGAGGTAATTTATCTGATTCTTTTGTTTTTAATCGTTCGTAAGTTTTTTGTTCTTTATCTTCGATCTTTTTATTTTCTTCTTCGTATTTGTCCGCCAAAGCATATTTAATCTTTGGGTTCTCCGAATTTGATAACTGTTCCTTTTTCGTCATTTTGCTCCTTCTTGTTTAGCAGGTTAGAGATATCCTGTGATATTTTATAATAGGCATGTGCCTGTCCCATCATATACTTATATTTTTCCATATTGTCAACACTACCAGAAATCATAGCATCACCAATTTGTTGATATTGTTCTTTCAGTTCTCTCTGTATCTTAGTTATTAATGTTAGTTCGTCCATTTGCTTTTTTACCTTTATTTATACCTTTCTTAATAATGTAATCTTGTGTTCCGTTCGCACCTGTCTCAACTTCTTTACGAAGGTTTTTAAACAGATTTTTTTGTTTTTTTTCCTCTTCTTTTTTTACTGAAAAGGTTTCTAATAATTTTGTATCTCGCATAAAATACATTATCTAATTTTAACGCAATATTGTCAAGACCAGCAAAAAAGTTATATATTAATCTATCTAACATTAGCAATTCCACTTTCTTAAAGATTTATTAATTCTGCTATTTGGATCC